AAGCTGTCGTGTACAGCTGCAAAGGAACCATCCCACTCGGAGATAACTAAAGCCATGTGACTAGCATCCATAGAGTGTATGTAGTTTGGTGACATACCACAGATGAAACCTCTCCTGTCTGGCATACGTGTAGGCACAAGGGCTACGTGTGTAACCTGTCCGGTCTTGTTACCATACCCTTTGATACGTCCTCTGGCTTTCCTATCTTGCATGATCCATTTCTCATAGATCACATGGAAACCTGAAGGTGTGCTCCATTCAATCCTATCTTTACCCTTACCATGCTTAAGGCTTGTTGTGAATTCTTTAAGTTTAATTACAACATCGTTAAGCTCATAGAGATCCTCATCAGTCTTGAAGTTCTTTTTCATGAGGGTATCACGGATCTTAGATAGGTTTCTGTACTCAGTGTTAGCTTCGTATCCCTCTGAGTCTACCTTCACATGTGTACCTAATTGGTACATCGCTAGGTTCTGTAGGTAACTCATAGTAGCTAGGGGTCCTGGACATACCTTATCAATTGCTTTGATCAGCAGTTTAGATAACTTAGTACAGTCATCTTGTGTGATGCCGTACTCTGTATGGTAGTCCTCTGACTTACAATCAAAGAACATGTTCTCAGCGATCTTCTTAGAGCCTGCTGAGTATGCCCTAGTCATAGAGCCACGCTTAGATATCCCCTTGCGTATTCTTTTCATTGGCATACTAGACAAGATACTATTGAGTCGATCATCTTTACACAGATCTATAGTCTCCTTAGCAGTCTTCACATAGAAATCTTTCTGTATCTCTGAGGGGATAAGACCTACTAGCTCACCAGTTTTCTCATCCTTAGAGATTGCTCCGAGGTGTTGCCAACCATTGTTACTACCATCAATAGGGATTGGTAGGCTTGTCATGTGGATACGATTGTCTTTGTAAGCACAGTCAAATTCATACCACTCAACACATGCAGCAAGAAAAGACACTTTCTTCTCAGCTTCCTCAGAGAACTGTGAGTGTTTACCTGCTTCGACTATCTCATCCATGTACTCGTTGGTCCAACTGATGCGATCTTCTAGTGTCATCTTATCAACAGAGATGTTATCTAAATCCTCACCCTCAAGGTGTGTCTTGTAGTCAGCAGTACACCACTCAGGTATCTCATCGATGCTGTAAGACATGTTGAAGACAGAGGCTGTGTGTATAGCTAACCACTGTAACCCACTTGCAGTCATTGGCTTTGCGTGTTCAAACTTGAACAATCCCCTAGCTAGATCTGATCCTTGGAAGTTCATAAAGCTTTCACAGTAATAGAACCTACCACGATAGTCCACATCTAGGTACTGGTAGAACTCCTCTAGCTCTGATAGCTTACGTGCTTTCTCTGAGATGAATGCCCACTCTACCATCTTACTCCTACGCTTTAGCTCCTTAGCATCATTGTCTTTGATAGGATCAGTAGATAGGAACAACTCTTTGTTCTCAATCATTGCATTGTAGACTGGTTTGTTTATCTTCCAAGCAGTCTGTTGTAGTTTGTTAAGTGCTTGTACCCAAGGTGCATAGGGGTCTATTGGATCTCCTTCTACCCGACCCTTTATGACTGGTCTTTCCACACCATTTATCTTCTGGATCATACCAGATATATTCCTTGGTCTTATGGTACTTGTAGAGGCTAAGGGAAAGCTTCCACCTTTATCTGGGATCACACCTAACTCGTACCACCTATGTGATGCAGACACCACGTGGCAGCTGTCACGGGTCTTAGCATAGGACAAGTCTACAAATCCTAGGTTGTATAAGGCTTCTATGAACAGGTCTCCTATGGACACCACAGAGCCCCACGGGAGGGGCTCTCGGTCTAGTTCTTTACCAATACTCTGACCTACCTTAGTAGATGCATTAGTGAGTGTGGTTGTGCCAGCTGGGCTTGAGCTGGTGTCCTTAGTGAATTGCATTTGGAGTATCGATATGCTTTTAATAACATACCTCTCCATACGTTCACTATAATTCCCAGACAATCTCATTAAGAGCCCAGCAAGATGGGGTCTTCGACGTGCAGGACTGACACCATCTACCCTATTGACAAGGTAATCAACTATCTCTTGGATTGCTGACATGTATTCTCCTATGAAGTTAAGTAATCAAAACCAACCTCTTTATTTTGAAGTCGGGTAGTTTGTGCATCGTAGGTAGCAGAACCAGCATCACCTGTCTTACCTGTGAATCTAGACTTTAAGACTCTGAATTTAACAGTGTTACGTTCATACTCATCATCTGCTGTTAGGTTCCTAGAGAATGCAATGATATCAAATGATATCTGTTTGATAGAACCAGAGCCCTTGATGTCATCGATGGATGCAATGTTACCATCCTCGAATGCTTTACCACCTTGTGCTTTACGTAAGTGTGAGATCAACCCAAGCCAGATGTTGTGCTTCTTAACAATCTTAAGTAGGTCAGACATGAACTTGTCAATGGCTTCGTTACCAGACAACCCATCACTTCCCTCAGACACAGCAATAGTTATGTGGTCTAGTACTAAATACTTACAACCCATCAGTGCCATGTACTCAATCTTATCTATAAGACTATCATCACCTACTGATCCTTGGTGGTCTAGTAATACTAGTCTTTCGTCTCCAAAGACTTCATCAAAACCCTGTCTAAGTTCGTCTTCATCCGGAGGTGTATCCTCATTAAGAGACTTCTTGAGAACCATGCCAATGAACTTCTCTGCCGTATCTCCAACGCTCTCTTCCAAACTGACAAGCCCAATGCGGTCTTTTGTTTTCGAGAGGAGATCCAATATAATCTCTTTGATAATAGTAGACTTACCACTCCCAGTTCCAGAAGTGAATAGAGTAATCTCACCATGTCTAATTCCTTTTAGTTTATCATTTAAACCATTCAAACAATCAGGGTAGGGTACACACTCTACATTCTGTCGTTGAATGAATTGTTCCCAGATAGGTTTACCTGTAACGATACCTGAGGGGTTCCAACTTTGTGCATTCCACACACACTCTAACAGAGTCTTCCAACCATGCTTAAGTAATGTAGCATTTGCGTCATTCTCTGGTAGCTTTGCGACCTTAGCCTTACCCGGCTTAATCATCTTACCTAGGAAGTCAGACATCTTCTTGCCAGCTTCATCTTGATCCATCATAATTACGACAGTCTTGAAGGAGTTTATCCAATCCCTTTGAGCAAGAGCACAAGAGGTAGCAGATGAAGAAGGTACAGCAACCACAGAATACGTTCTTCCATACTTCTCTTTGTACGCCTGTGCCACGCTGAGTGCATCGACTTCTCCTTCGCAGATGACCAGCGTAAATCCTCCAGTTGCTTGCTGTTGTCCAAACAATTCGACATTCTTAAAGTCTCCATGAGTACGAAACTCTTTAGGGAGCTTACGCTCTTTGTATGCAGCCAGCTCTCCTCCAACAGTGTAAGGGTAGAAGTGTGATTGAGGTTTGCCATTGATATCTACAGACATCTTAACATTGAAATGATCAACCACACCCTGAGAGATCCCACGACTAGTCATTGGGTAGCTATTGTATGAGCTTACCTCGTCAATCATAGATGAGTTGATGAGGAAATCGTCTTGATCTATTAGTTCCATTTGTTTTCTTTCATTTAAAAATACAGTTGTTCCACATGAAAAGCAATGGGTTCTTGGGTTATCATCATTGTATATTTCATTGGCATTTGAGCTGCCACATTTATCACAGTTAGTTTTCACCAGAAATCCCTTTCGGTTTTTATATCACGATTACGATTCTTTTTCTGTCGAGTCTTCGAATGCTTCGAATCCCACTTCAAGTTCTTCTGCTTTTGCAACTCGAACCCAGAGGTATTCTCTTCCTCGTTTAACTCTGTCTCTTTGAAGGATAATTCCTTGTACCGTTTTATCATTGAACTCCTCGAATATATTTTGATAGGTATCAAGTAAAGGTTTAATTATATTATCTAAGTCAGAGGCTTTGTTAGAGAGGCCAGCATACACAATGAAGTGGACAGGGTTGTCTTTAAACTCCCATGTCTCACCCATAAGTATGACTGCCATCTCCTCTTGAAACCTCTTATAGTCAGCTGTCTTGTAGGTTATCCTGCCTTTCCTTACAAACATTCTGTTTGCTGACAGTGGTTTTATCTGGAATAGGTTTTCCATTGCGCCTCTCTGCTGTTCTAATAGCATGACAGTTATGGCACACCACTTCTGTTTTAAAGACTTCATTAAGGATGTCACCGATATCTTTATCCCAAGATACCATTCGTGATACATCGTGAAGCTTCTCATACTTAGGAAGGTGATCAAAGCCTAGAGCATCTGGATGTTCATTGTAACCACAATCAACACAACCAATGTCAGTCTTCAGTATCCCGATGAACTGACGTTTGTTCTTTCGACTTATGCTCTTCAATTTGTTTTTTAATGTCATCTAATTCTTCCCAAGATGTTACCATTGTTAATAGTCGTTTGGAAATATCAGGATCTCCGGATCCATTTGTTCTCCAAGCAGCCCTTACCCTATTCCACCTGCGGTGCATAGGAACTCCATGTAGTATCTTCTCTGCCTTCTTAGGTCCAATCCCTTTAATTCCAGGTATGTTATCAGACCTATCACCAGTAAGGCATTGAAGCATAAGCTTTAAGTTAGCAGTGTCTTCATCAACCTCTGTGATTACTTTCTTTACAAAGTTGTAATGTGTTCCAGGTATCTGTAAAAGATCTTTGTCAATACCTACAACTGTATACTCTTGGTTTACATCTCTGCATTCAGCAGCCCAGATAGCAACAAGATCATCAGCTTCCATGTAGTCAGCTTCAACAGCTTGGTACTTCTCAACCATGTATTTGTGTCCATAGTTCAACGCTTCTTTAACGCTAGGTTCTATCTCCCTTCGAGTTCCTTTGTAGAGAGGGTACATCTCCTTTCGGAAATTACCCCTCCCTTTAATTGCTACGAGAAAACTATCAGACCCACAGTTACGTTGGATCTCTCTCATAGTGCTATCAATTCCCACACGAATCTCTTTTTGTTTGGTTGTTACACAAGCCATCCTAAAGTAGATTGAGTCTGAGTCTACCAGTATTACTGCATTATCAGTGAACATCTGCGTAGCTTTCTCCTATTATGTACTCACCACCATCCATGCATGTTACATCGAACATCTTTGGACCAGCAGAAAAGGACTCTGTTAGTATTTCCCCAACACGTTTAGCATCGTCAGGGTGTGATTGGAATGCCATCTCATCATGGTAGAACAGACGAGGTTCGGCACGTAGTTTCTCTTCACGTATCTTATCCCATGCCCACATCAGTGATGCCTTACAGGTAACACCTTCAGCAGCTTGGAGTAAGTAGTTAAGAGTTTGATGACCAGACCCACAGAACACTGGGCGTCCATCAAGTGCAGGGAACCATCCATCACCTTGTTGGTTAGATGTTTTGTTCCAGATGTTTAAGAGTTTCTTCTTAAGTTCTTCTAAGCCTTTGATGCCCTTAGAGAAATCAACACGTGACTTACGGCCTACTTCGCTATTGGACTTACCGGATAATACTTGACCCAGCTTAGCATCACCTGCTCCAAAGAGGTAAGCGTACAGATAGCCTTTAGCTATGGGTCTAGAACAACCAAGTGCATCAGCATTGCGCTGGTGTTGGTCACCATATCGTACTTCCTTAGTGAACTCATCGTTATCTACGTAATGACAAAGACCACGTAACTGATTACCAGCACTGTCTGCACCAACAATAACGTATCCGGGATCAGGCTTAAGCATCCCACGTATCTCTTTACCCCAAGGTGTTTCAATACCCGGAAGGTTTGCAATTACTTCATGACGTACTCTGAAGGTAGGTGTACCGATAGTCCACATGTTACCATGAAGTCTCTTGTCCTCAGAACCTTCTACCTTTTCCACCCAGCCCTCCATAAGAGAAGCCTTGTGACGTAGTACATAGT